GGTTTTCGCCCGTCTTAAAAGAAATAGGACGGTCAATAAGCTTATTAACTAAGCCAAGCTCGGCACCACGGCCGACATTAAACATAGCAGGAACGGTAACACCGTCATTAGGAGAGATTTCAGAATTCTGTCCATTAATATCGCGCGCACGCTTGTTAGCCGAGCCAGCGCTCTCTGACTGCTGTGACTGTGTACTCATGCTTCTAGAAGGGGTGCTCTGCGGAGACCTGAACTGAAACTTGGTTGGAGTGTCCGGCGAAAAGTCGGAATAAGTGTCGAAGCTATTTAAGACACCTTTCACCCTCTTTCTAAAGCGCCCACGGGCCCACTCCTTCACCATAGGAGCAGCTTCGTTGTATAAAGCCTGCCCAGCAGGCCACACAACGTTACTCAATATCTTCTCAGCAGCAATAGGAAACATGGCAAAATAATGAATGTATCAATATTCCTTAATGTTTACAAAGGATTAAACCCATCAACGTGGGCTGGGACGACGGGCTCTTCTCCAAAGAGACGAACGACCTCGATGCGACGCATGAGCTGCCCAAGGTCCTCGGCAGTACGCCCACTCCACATAACGTCAGGGCGCTGAGGAGCAGTAACGACGATATCACGAGCCCGAAATTGCACAGTTCCGCCCTTAACCTGCAGCTGTAATGGATATTCATCAAAAAGGCGCAGCAGCTCGGAGAAATGGCAGAAATTGCATCGGTAATCGTCGATGATTACGGACTCTGTTCCGGGGTCGTATCCATCCCACCAGGTGTGAGTTGGATTCTTCCAGTACGCGTCCTCAAATTGTAAGCGCGCAGCATGGCTCTTCCCTGTTCCTGTGGTTCCATAATACCACCAAACTCGGGTTTTCCATTTGCGAACGGTGACGACTTGAGATTGCAGCGCCCTAAATCCGGCGTGGTATCTAATAAAGTCGGACGGATACGCTTGCGCGATGGTAGCAAGGCTTTCACCTTCGATGAGGCGCTGGCCAATAACAGTAAGATCTGTGCGAGCTCCTTGTCCTGGTCCAGCAGGCATTGTTCCATGCTCGAACACCCCAAACGTAGCTCCGGCGTCCCGAGTGTCGTCCTTGGAACAGTAAGCTGCGGACTCGGCAGGGGTACCCCGCATGGACTCAAGATGGGCGGTGGGAGAGAGAAGGCGCTTAACTCCGGCCAAGGCTCGGGGATTTGCAAAGACAACGGCGCCTTGCAAGTGAGGGGTGCCAGCGGCTCCAATCTCGGGCTGGTAGATAATCCATACGAATTGATCGAGATTGGCAAGAATTCGGTCTCGATCTGCATCGGTGTAGTTGTTGATGGTAAAACACCAATTTCGGGAGCGAGACATTCTAGAAGGTCAGTTGACTGTTTGGGGCTCTGTGACATTGTGGGTCGCAAATTATGTGGCGAACAAATTCTGGCGTATGTGTTTTGACGGTCGATAGGCCCGATGTACATATTTGGCAATTTTTTCATCGGCGGCGTACTATCCTGTGCATCCCTTTTTCGCAAAAAGACGTACGGTGATACCATAAGCCATATGGTTTCTCGCCACTTCTTAGCCCGCGGCGTACTTAAAAGTAGGCGGCGTACTAACCCACAATGGGAGGTGCACAAAAGTAAGTGCACAAAAGTGACATAGGTAATACTGTACTATGTCACTATTTTGTTTATTTAATTACGAAAAAAATTTACTTCTCCCAAGGAGCACGGTAACCCTTCCCAAACTCCCGTCTACGAATAGCAGACTTACGGCCTAAACGCTGGCGATACGCCATTTGCATACGCTGTGCAGCAGCATATCTTCTTGATCGAACCTGCTGCTGATAAGTCCACGGATACGCACCGCGGGTAACGTAATAACTAGGTGTTCTTCCTGACATCTTGATTTTGGTTAAAATAATGACGAGTATAAAATCTCTTAAAGTGTCCTGCGTCGCAAAATACGCGAGCGAGTACGAGTAGCATAAGGTCTACGAATCCCATAGGTTCGTCGCACCCGACGGACGGGTCTGGCTCTACCTCTGGGTCTGGCATAACGGGGCATTGTCTTTTCACAGCAAAATTATGTGGTGATAAATTTATGCTCCGTCCAACGAACTAAGAGCTCCCACGCTAATATAAGCAGAACTCGAGGCCGAATCACGGACGACCTGGCTGAGATTCGCAATCTCAACAGTACGCATAGTATCAGGGGGCTCATCGTAAAAGGGAACGTCAAGAGCCCCGTTGATATAAACGGAACTAACAGTATCCTTAGAAAGATAAACCGGATGACATACTTCCTGGTATGATCCGGTAACAGACAAGTTACAATCAGTAGGACGCCGATCGACAACAGCACCAGAGGTAACTCCGCCATTGGTAGGATTCTCGGTTAAAGGCAACGAAACCGAAGAGAATGCTATACTGACAATGTACGTAAAATCAGTACAAATATCAGATATAGTAACACGGTCTACAGAAGGATTGTTAGAGGTAGAATGACTATAACGACGAGCGTCATAATCCAAGGATGGCAACTCAAACGACCAATGACGTGTTGCACCAGCAGATATAATGAACTGATCCCTTGCTACCTGCTTAAATGGCTGATCAAGCTGACCAGTACCCTGACCAGTACTTAAATTAGCAGAATACTTCAATGCAGACTTAGGCATAAACTGCACACGAGCATTGGTAAGACAATCATTAGACTGCACTTCCTGGCCATTAAGACCATTGATGCCAGCAAGATTACAATTGGCTTCAGCCATACGCTTATAACCATTCTTGTAGACATCATCAAGTAAAGACGAATTACCGGTAAGGCCGTTCTGAACCGCAGAATCCCAGACCTTACCCTGTTTAACCTTGTTGATCACAACATCAACAACAATAGGTCCAGAACCGTCATTACTAAAATCATAAGCAACCTTGCCCTTGCCAAACTGACTACGATAGTAATAAGGAGACGAGGTCTCCGTAGTAGGAAACTGCGGCTGCTGAGCAGGCATAGACCTAGGATACTCAGAATGATTGTCGCCTGCATTCTTATATACTACAGGGGACGTAGTATCAATAGCGCCATCCGAACCTACCTGGGGCTGTACATACTTAAAAGGATGAGCAGCCCATCCCATATTCTCTAAGAACTGTTGGGTCATACGAGAATACATTACATCGCCCCAAAACGGATTACGATACGGAGAACGTAATGTCCTATTGAAACCAGCAGTAACCAAAGCTGCTTCCCATGCAGTGGTAACAGCAGGAGGTTTACGCGATTGAGCGCTGTCAGGGCCAAGCGTTTTATTCCATCCAGCGGTACCACCAGCATAATCATTATATGGCCCAACAGAAGAACCCCAAACACCATAGTTGTAATGACGGAATACGTTATGGACGTATCCACGGTTATTCAAGATTGAACTACCGTAATCAGACTTAGGAACTACTCCCTTCCACGCAAAAGCCTGATTAAAGCGAAGCGGCTTGTACAACTGTAAAGAAGCCGAAATAGGATCATGAGGGCGTGGTGGTCCAGGGTTTTCGCCCGTCTTAAAAGAAATAGGACGGTCAATAAGCTTATTAACTAAGCCAAGCTCGGCACCACGGCCGACATTAAACATAGCAGGAACGGTAACACCGTCATTAGGAGAGATTTC